TAGACAACGCAGGTATCTTCACCGATGGCGGTTGCGATGCGGTCACAGTTGCCAACAACACGATTTCCAATGTAGTTTTTGGTGGACAGGACAACTCCGGTCAAGGTTCCGCGTTCTTCTACGCCAAGAACTGCATCCACGAGAACAACGTCTACCTCAACTGCTACCGTGGTACGTGGGCGGGTGGGTCTGCTGGTGGCGGAAACATCATCCGCAACAACAGCTATACCTCCTGTGATATCGGTATTGATATCAACTGCTCTGTGCCTGTTGGGGCGTTCGACTATGGTGTCACTCCGACGTGGAATGGGAATACGTTTAGTGGAAATCGGATCGACATTTTCAGTTGCCCCGATGGACTGACCTTACCGGAAATTCTAATAAGACAGTGGTTTGCTGCGCAACAGCAGAACCAGACACAGACCCAGCCACTTTACCAACACGCTTTCTTCTCCCCGGCTGTTGTAACAACAGTCACAGGACAGTTCTTTGTTCCACTACAAGTAGATTCTGGCACAAGCCAAATCCAACCTAGGTTCTGGCAGGCCCAGCCAGGAAACCTCTCCCCGATTATAGGGCAGTGGCGCTCTTCTGCACAGAGTGATCCAAGTCAGGAACAGCCTCGGATCTGGACAGTTCAGTTTCCCAATGTTGCTGCACCCCCGATCCAATGGTTTGCTGCGCCGCAGGGGGACCCGACACAGATACAGCCACTCTTCTGGCGCGCCTTCTTCCAGCGAGTTCTCGAGACGCCAGCAACAAGACAATTCTTTGTCCCCCCGCAAGTAGACCCCTACACGAGTCAGATTCAACCAAAGTACGTTAGAATAGCAGTGATTCCTTCTACAGCGCCGCCTGTGGTGACCTGGAGAATTTTCATCATCAACGAATAGGAGCAGATTATGCTGACCCCACAAGACCTCATCGAAATGCGTAAAATGGTTGCGGCCTCTGCCCTTGTCCAAGGCGGTGCATTCAAGGAGGAACTCGACAGAATCATGACGGCAAGCACGGAGCTTGACTTGAAGATGGGCGTCGTCAAGACGATGGCCGAGGCGGACGCCGCCGTGGAGGCCCTGCAGAAGGATCTCGACGTGCGGGAGGCGGCCGTAAGGGCCCTCGAGGAGCGGACGCTCGAGAGCGCGAAAGCGCAGCAAGAGATCTCCGCGAGGTTGGATGCGCGGAAGAAGGTGCTGGACCAGCAAGAAGCCTCCCTGAGCCCGCGCCTCGCGAAGCTTGCGCAGGACGAGAACGCCATGCGGAAGGCGGAGGAGGAAGCTGCGGACTGGCAAGCCAAGGCCAAGGCCACGATGGACGTGAAGCAGCAAACCCTCGTCGATCGCGAGAACAGGCTCAAGGTGGCGGAGGCTGACTTCGCGGAGAAGATGAAGCGCGCAGCGGCGATCGCGGGAGCCTGACATGGCTGGGCCGACTACCTTCAACTCCGCAGACCGCATCATCCGGTTTGCGATGAAGGACGCTGGACTCCTCCAGGATGGCGACGAGCCGAGCGGGGAGGACACCGCGCAGTATATGCAGCGGCTCAACGACATCCTCAACCTTGCGCAGACGCAGGGACTGAAGCTTTGGCTCAACGCAATGCTGACAGTTCCGCTTGTAGTGGGCACTGGCGTGTACCCGTTGGTGACCGGGGCTACCAGGAACACACGGATACTGGAAGGTTACTACGTCAACGCACAGAACGTCTCCCGGCCACTCGATCCTCTGTCGTGGAACACCTTCAACGCCCTGCCCAATCGGACACAGCAAGGTGCCGTGACCGGGTACTTTGTGGACAAGCAGCAGACGGGACTCACGCTGTACTTCTGGCTGGTTCCTGACACCACGGCGGCGACGGGGACCTGCTCAATGTTGGTGCAGAACCAGGTGGCAAACATCGTCTCCCTTACCGACTCGATGAACTTCCCGGTGGAGTGGTTCATGTTCCTGCGATGGGCCCTGGCTGACGACATCTCGACAGGACAGCCGCAGTCCATCGTGCAGCGGTGCGGCGCTCGGGCTGAGGCCTTTCGTGTGGCACTCGAGAACTGGGACGTTGAGGATGCGGACGTGTACTTCCAGCCGGATACTCGCGGGCAGCAGCGCAAGTTCTAAACACCCTCACATTATCGCAACATAATGGACGCACAAAACCCGCAGGACCAGCCGAAAGGGCCACCACGCCTGCCCCTCTTCTCTATGCCGTCAAACCGCATAGACGACCCTACGACTGACGCGCGTCTGATCAACGGGTATGTGGAGAAGACTAAGGAAGGGGACCTCCATGTCTACAAGAGAGGCGGGCTGAGTGTCGTCACGACGCTTTCGGGGGCAGGCAGAGGAGTCTACAACTGGAAGGGAAATATCTACGCGATCTTTGGTACGACTCTCTATAAGGATGGCGTGTCGAAAGGAACCGTGGATGGTACGGCTGGCGTCTACACCTTCTCGAGTGGTCTCGGGACGGTGCCGAAGCTCTTCTTTCACAATGGTGTGAAGGGCTACACCTACGATGACGCGGGAGGCCTGGTTGCAGAGGTGGTGACGGCAACGATAGTGACTACAGGGAACACGCATACCACGGCTATCATCGACGCGATTCCGTCGACTACTGGCATCAACACCAACACTGGCGTGACGGGGAGTGGTGTGGTAGCCGGCTCCTATGTCATTTCGGTGGACAGCGGTGTGCAAGTAACCCTCAACACAGCAACCACTTCTACTCTCACCGGGACTGCCCTTACCTTCGTCACATCCGGCTTCCAGCCATCCCTTGTCAAGGGTCAGGCCTATCTTGACGGAACAACCTATGTGATGACATCTGGGGCACGCATCTACGGAAGCGAACTGAACGACCCAGTAACGTGGGATGCACTGAACTTTCTCACAGCGCAAATTGAACCTGACGGCGGTGTCTTCCTTGCGAAGCAACTAGCCTTTGTTGTGGCCTTCAAACAGTGGAGTACAGAGTTCTTCTACGACGCGGGGAACGCCGTAGGAAGTCCTCTTGGTCCTGTGCAGGGGGCGAAGATCAACAACGGCTGCAGGAACGCAGGGACCGTGCAGGACGCTGGTGGGGTCTTGATCTGGGTGAGCGAGACGCGAGAGGGTGCTGTGGGTGTCCACCGTCTTGAGGGTATTAAGATCCAACCGATCGGAACACCCGCTGTGGAGCGCCTTCTTCAGAACGCTGATGCGTCAACGATTTGGTCCTGGAGTTTCAAGCACGGTGGCCACAGGTTCTATGGGGTGACGTTCAAGGAAGACAATATCACCCTGGTCTACGATCTGAGTACTGATCTTTGGTCGCAGTGGACGGACACAAACGGGAACTACTTCCCCTTCGTCGCCGCCACCTACACGACGAATCAGGATGTTCTTCTCCAGCACGAGACAGACGGGAAGCTCTACAAGATCGACTTGAATACCTACACGGACGACGGAGCCCTCATCTCGTGGGAGCTGTATACACCCAACTTCGATGGTGGGACGAGGAAGAAAAAGACGCTCTTCCGCATAGACATTATAGCGGATCAGGCGCCTGGAAGCATTCTCGAGTTCCGCAAGAATGACGAGGACTACAAGGCAGACAAGTGGTCGAACTTCCGGTCGCTGGATCTGTCGAAGATACGGCCGAACGCCAGCAACTTGGGGACGTTCCGAAAGAGGGCTATGCACTTCCGCCACCGCTGTAATTCGCCTTTGCGTCTCCAGTACATCGAGCTTCAGATTGAAGCGGGAGATCTCTGATGGCTGTGAAGTTTGAACCAGCCCCTACCTACGCAGACCCCGTCATTGTGGACGAGGCTAGCGGACGGTCAAGGTTCAATCCACTCTGGCTGAAGTGGTTTCTCAATGTCGTGCAGGTATTTGACAGCCTGCTCGCACAGAGTACTGGGGGAGTCATCAATCACGAATCCCTGTCGGGGCTGCTTGGTGGTGGGACGAATGCTCACTTTCACATTACGGCAGCGCAGCAGGCTGCTATCGCCGCTGGCATCACTGTCACGATTACTACGGCGAAGCTTACTCCTGGTGGTGCCACTGGCTCTATGACCTTCACGAATGGTGTCTTGACTGCACAGACGGCGGCAACATGATCGAACTCAAGGATTACTGGGCACAGCATCGCGACGGCAATGAGCTTTCGCTTACGCCGGAGATCGAGGAGGATGCAGAGCGAACCGTCAAGTTGGCCAACCAGCTGCTGGTGGAAGCGTCGTTGGCTGGCGTCAACCTACACCTAAACCCGGCTACTGGTACGCATGTTAGCAGCGGGTGGCGTCCACCTTCCGTGAATGCTAACACACAGGGCGCGGCCCCCAACAGCAAGCACATGACGGGGCAGGCAATCGACATCTACGACCCTGACGGCGATCTGGACAACTGGTTGATAACAGACAGCGGGTTAAAGGCCCTCGAGGATCTTGGTCTGTGGATCGAGCATCCTCTTGCGACAAAGGGCTGGTCGCATCTCCAGATCATCCCACCGGGGTCAAGGCACAGAGTGTACTTTCCATGATCTCTTTTCGTCCTATCACCGTTGCTGAATTTCGTCGGGAGTCGCCAGCAATTCTTGCTGAGCACTATGACGAACTTACGCGGGATAAGGACGTTGTCAAGCTTGCGCCGAACTGGGAAGGCTACGAAAGTCTCGAGAGGGCAGGAAAGCTGTACACCATTTCTGCCTGGGATGATGGCGAGTTGGTTGGCTACTCTGTCTTTTTGTACGGGACGAGTCTGCACTACAGAGAAACAATGTTTGCTGTTAATGACGTTTTGTTCCTCAGAGCCAGCCATCGGGTTGGCTCCACGGGGTTGAGACTCATCCGAGAATGCGAAAAACAGTTGGCCGTGCTGGGCGTCAAGAAGATTATCTGGCGCGTCAAGTATGGTACGACTATGGAAAAGCTACTTCCGCGTATGGGCTACGAGTCGGAAGAGCACACCTTTACGAAACTTTTAGGAGAATGACATGGCAATTGAAGCAGTTGCGTGGCTTGGGGAGGTGCTCTTCGGGGCGGAGGCCGGTGCGGGTGCGGCTGCGGGATATGGTGCTGCGACCGCGGGGTCTATCACAGCTGCCGATGTTGCGGCCTATACCGCTGCTGGTTACGGTGCCACAACCATCGCTGCTGTGGAAGGAGGTGTAGGAGGTGTAGAAGTCGCTGCTGGCACCGCAGCCTCCTATGCTCCTTGGATAGAAGAGGGGGGCGGTGCCAGCGTAGCTGAAGCTGGAGGGGTCGGTGCACCTAACCTTATTGGCCCAGCCACCACCACACCAGCTCTTCTCGAATCCCAGGCGGCTACTCCCGGCTACGGCGCATCGAGTGCTGGTCCAGGGGCCGCGGACTTTGGGCATACACTCGCCAATGCCGGTCAGCTCTTTACCTCCCCTGGAAACTTTTTTGAGCAGCTGGGCGTATCGCCTGGGATGCAGCAAGGCATCTCCCGTGGTGCGTCTGGGTTGTCAGACGCCCGTGCCTTCTACAACGCACAGCAGCTTCGAAAGCAGTCTGACCCCTTCGAGAAGTACAGAGCAGGGTACGGCCAACAGCTTCAGGCGCTCGAGGCCAATCCCGGTTCGATTACTTCACGTCCGGGCTATCAGGCCGGGCTGCAAGCCGTGCAACGCGGCTCGGCCGCGGGCGGATACCTCGGCTCGGGGAATGAGATGGCCGCTCTCGCGAAGTACGGAGGTGGTTTCTACGAACAAGAGGCCGCGCGGCTGGCAGCGTTGGCT